GCGGGTTCCGGCGATGGAACTAGCTCGATCTATATCGGAGCGGCCCAGAACGGGCAGATCTCCGGTGTCATCAAGTTCCCGGTTCCTATTCGGTTCTCAAACGGGATATGCGTCAACTCGACGGTCGCTCCACCGGTATCAACGATCTCGTCGTGGACGATCATCTACAGACCCGAATAACTCTCTCACACTAAAAGGAGGAAATTACAATGCCTGGATTTGGAACAGCACATCAAACAGTAACAACCGGGGCGAACTTTATCCCGGAAATTTGGAGTAAGGACGTTCAGCGGGCGACCGAATCAAACTTGGTCGCCGGCAAATTGGTTAAGCGATTCGATGCCGAGGTTGCGGCGAAAGGAGACATTCTCCATATCCCGCTCATCTCTAATCTTGTCGCTACGGCTAAGTCGGCATCAACTGCCGTGACCTTCCAGTCTCCGACGGAAAACAAGGTTGACTTGACGGTTAATGCCCATTACGAGTCTTCGATCTTAATCGAAGATATTTTGGACAACCAATCGGCTTACAACCTGGCTCAAGAGTATAAGGAAAAGATGTCCTACGCCCTGTCAAAGAAAGTTGACACGGACGTTTTGGCTCTTTACACCAACTTGAGTCAATCGTCGGGAACCTCCGGAGTGCAGCCTTCGGACGACGATGTCCTGCGCGGTATTCAGTTCCTTGATGCAGCCGATGCTCCGAACAAAGATCGGGCCTTCATTATGGGTCCATCCTGTAAAGCGGCGCTGCTCGGAATTGATCGGTACGTCAGCACAGATTTCACGGGTGCTGGCGATATTCCGGTTAAAACCGGCCTTTTCGGTCAACGGTACGGACTGCTCTTCTATGTGAGCACGAACCTGCCGACTGATTCGAACGGGTACATGGTCAACCAGATGATTCATAAAGAAGCGTATGCCTGCGCGATCCAGAAGAACATCACGATGAAAAGTGACTACGTTATCGAGCATCTGGCCACGGCTTATGTGGCTCAGGTTCTCTATGGCGTGATCACCTATCGTGCTGCCTTCGGCGTCACGATCCTTGGCAAATAAGGATTCGGGGAGAGGGACGGGGTTATCCGTCCTTCTCCCTACCCTTACTTATGATCTGTGAGATATGCAGGGAGGAAACGAATGGGCGCTACGCGGTTGTTCTCAGAGAGAAGGGATCTGTTGCGGGGCATCGGAGATGCCTCGATATCGCACCTAGATTCGGGGCCAACATCAGACACCTATGGCGAGACGGCAAGAAAGGCTCTTACAGCCCGGGCTGGCTCGACGATGTCAAGCGTCGTCAGGTGGTTGAAGGAGGAGAAGTCATTCGGGATTACGGGCGTCGGTATTTTATTTAACGCCTTCTTTCTGATCATTATTGCCTTCGTCGGATCTTATATTTGGCACGAATCACGCCAGCAGTTTTGGATCAACAATACGCCATACGGGATGGTCGGAATCGCTGAGATACAGCCTGGAATTTATACGCCGGTCTATAAGGAGAAAAAATGAAAAAGATATTTGTTTTCGCTGCTGCTGTTCTCGGTTTTTATTGCTCGGGGGTGTCTGCTGCCTACGTGGAGACGTTGCAGATGAATAATTCTTCGTTCACGGCCTCAAACGATTCCTATGTTTCGATTGCGTCTCGGACCATTCCGGGCGGCATTTTTGTTGGGGTCGTCATCAGCTCCCCAAGCCCCGGCGGTGTCGTCAGATTTTTTGATTCGCTTGGCCTTGTTCAATCGACGATTGGGGTCGTGAGCTTGGGCGGCGGTGGACTTGCGGCCGGTTATGATTCATCTGCTAATTACATCCCGTTCAACGTAAAAATATCGTCAGGACTTACTTATTCTGTAACGGGAAACGTCAGCGGAATTACGATCCTCTATCGAAAATTCCCACGTTGAGGCGGTTCAATGAATCTGCTCGATGTTCTAACAAGGATATCCGATGACGCCAACACGTCAACGAACGTCAACGGTGTTTCAGCCCGATTAACAAGAGACGTTAATCGAATCAGTTCTCAGATATGGGACGGGTTCCGGTGGTCTTTTCGTTGGCGTAATTACCGGATCGTCACGGATATCGATTACACGACGGGAACCGTTACCGCCACCAACGGATCACGAACCGTCACGGGTTCAGGAACCACGTTCTTAAGCACTCATAAGAATTGGCATATCTGTTTTGACGCCGATTCCGTTAAGAACTGGTACAAAGTTCGACAGTTTACCTCGGCCACACAGATAGAGCTTGATGTCCCTTATCAAGGGACGACCGGAAGCTCTAAAGCCTATACCCTGCGCCATTTCGATTATGTCCTTCCTACAGAGATTTGGGATTTTGGAAGTATCGCTATCACCAGCGCCGGAAAACCTTTAGATATCGTAGATCCGTCGTCGCTCGATATCATCGGGCCGCTCTCAAGCGGATATCCGGTAGCCGCTTCCATCTATTCTTCCGACTCCGATCCGACAACGTACTCGACAGGCACCATTTCTGGAACGATTAACACCTCGACTGTGACCGGGAGCGGAACGTCTTGGCTGGATAACGTCTACCCCGGCGACTTAATGACCATCGGCCCTACGACCTATACGGTATTTGCCGTTAATACCGACACCGAGATCATTCTCTATAACAAGCAGCAAGTCACCTCTGCTGCGTCTACGACTTACACCATAACCCGTCAGTTCGGTCGGATACTAAGGATCATGTGGCCGTCGAACCAACGCTACGTCTTAGATATCCGCGCTTTAAGAAAATACGCTCCTTTGGTTAATAGCAACGATACCAACGAGCTTCTTTATAGATACCCGGATACCGTGATTATGAAAGCGTCTGCTTTGGAACTAAAGAGCAAGAACGATCTGAGGTCAAAGTCTTTGGACATGGACGCGAATGTGTCTATCGCAATGGCAAAGGCCGAGGACGAATCTTTGACGGGGAAGGGATCAATTTCTCCGATATTTTCGTATCGGACAGGCAATTACAAGGAAAGCATATTCTAAATGCCAGTCATAAACAGGAAATTTTTTAATTTCAATCAGATCGTAGACGGAGTAAATACCGTCTCGTCTTCTATTGGATTAAAGCCAAGCGAAATGAGGGACGCTCAGAATATCGACTCTTATCCTATCGGTGGATTTTCAAAAAGGAAAGGATATCAGCCTTTAAACTCAACGGCGGTTGGCGGCAATGCCTGCACGGGCCTTTATATGGCTCGTTATTCAACGGCTGGCGGTACGAATTTCGCTCTCCTGGTTTCTGGAACGGCTCTTTACAGTATGTCCGGGGCGTTGGGTGGCACATGGGTTGATAAAACAAACGGACTGACAATCACCTACGCCGCCAACAACATTTGGAACTTCGATATCTTGAATGACATCGTTGTGGCTGGGAATGGGGTTGATAGCCCCATCCAAATCAGCTCCACGCCAACGGCAACGGCCCTCACCGCCGGTCTTCCTTTTACGACCTTTAAATATCCGGTCCAGTTTCGCGGCTATATGTGGTACTTCGTCCCCACCGTATCGGGGGTTGTTAAATACGACCGTGGATATTTCTCATCGATTAACGATCCAACCGTTGTTGGAACAAATAATTTCGTTGATACGGCCGTCGGGCAAGGCGGGACCATTCAGGGGGCCGTTGATTACAAGACGTTTCTATTTGTTTTCAAAAGACACGGCATTTATCAGATCAACTATCAGCCGACGCGGGTCAATTCATCTGGCGATCTATTTCCTTTTACCCAATTCCCCAATCCGGTTGTTGCAGGGGTAGGGACGTGTTCGCATCGATCTATTGTCAAGTTTACAACCCCTTCAACGCACCTATCCCCCGGCCAAGAATTGGTTTTTTTCGTTGACCAGTTCGGTATTCCGCGTGTTTTCGACGGGACGACAACCCTGTCGTTTGCCTCCAAGATAGGCACTTCCGCAGACAGTTCTATAACGAGCCTCTCAGACATGGATAAAACGCGAAACCCTTATTGTTTCGCCATCAATTACCCATCCAAAAACCGGATTCTTTTATTCTTAAGCAGCGCAAATTCACAACAAAATGTCTGTTGGGTCATGGATTATAGTGTTGGGTTTTCTTTTATTCGCTACTCCTACGCGCTTCCATTCAACGTCGGATTTCTTTTTGAGAAGTCGAATGGCACGTTTAAGCCTTATGTCGGAGATTACGCCGGAAAGGTCCACCAATTAGATCAGGGAACTAACGACAACGGAACGGCGATCAGCTCTTATTACAGATCTCCCGATATTTTCCAAACAAGTTACGGTATGAAAACGAACTGGTTTGAGATGGAGATGCGAGGGAACACAGGAAGCACGTTTCAAAGCGTAAAAGTTGATTTCCTTCTGGATGCGTCAGGTTCGATATCAAAAACAGATTCCGTTATCCTTTTTGATCCTTCCTTCGCCAATGCGAAATGGGGTCAAGTGACATGGGGCAATTTTAAATGGGCATCTAAAAGCTCTGTCACAAAAACAACCGAGATTGGATTGGATTCAAAAACATTGGGAATAAAAATAAGCAATTCAAATATAGATGAGGACTTTACACTTGAAGGATTTTCTATCGCGGCAGAAAAATTAGGGACATCGGAGAACTAAATGACAACAATCGCAAGGCAATACACTTTCACCGACAACACGGATGCTTACGGTAATCAGGTGGAAACGGAATTCGGGACAATTTACACAGCATGGAATAACCACGATGCGGGATCGTCATACTGGACGAATGTCTACGCTCGAAACGCGACTTCAACGGTTATGGTGGCTGATAATAGTTCGGGAAGCAATACCGTATTAGAGGCTCGCGTGAACGGCACGGCCAAAATGAAGGTCAATTCCACAGGCCAAACGTTAGTCGCAGCAGGAAGCCAAGCATCACCGGGACTGGCT